CTTTTTTATTATGCTGCCGGTGCATTTATCTCCAGCACCAGACTTTCTATCTCAACGCCATACGCTGCATTTTTTGTAACATCCGTCAGCGTCAGCGCATTCAGTCCCAGTGTCAGACTGTCTTTTATAACCTGGAATGCCGGGCCAGCCACTCCATTCAGTTTCGGAGTAACCGTGGCACTGCCGGCGGTGAACACCAGCTCCAGCGTCTGCCAGTCGTTACCGTAATCGCCGAACTCCCCCAGCTTCGTGTTTCCGGCTTTCCTGTGATGCATCAGATTCACTCTGCCGTCAGTGGTCTGAGTGAAGTACGACATCAGGAACGGATTACCGGTACCCGTCATCGCCACACCATCAGGAACGGGAGCATCCGTATACAGATAAATCCCCAGCCCGAACTGATTGTTGGTCAGTGCGCCTGACAGGCGGAACTTACAGGTCAGTCTGCCGCCCTGTGTCAGCAGGGTAATTGCGTCATCCACCGGATGCGTCAGGGACCAGGTTTTATTGCTCTGCTTGGTGATCTTAAATACACCATCTGACAACTGAATTCCGCCATCCTTAATGCTCCAGCCCTGCGCAGCAGCCTCTCCGGCTGCCGGCAGCAGGGAGATTGTGCGAACGGACGTATCTGCAGACGGACCCGATGGCGTGTTGCCGCCGGGCGAGGGTTTGATTTCCGGTGCCTTACCACTGATGAAGGCTGAGGTGCGCCCGGCTGCGTTCAGAATAGCGGTTGCCAGACGATCCGGAATAATGCTCCTGCGCGCCCATGAACTGAAATGTGTCGGGCGGTTTGATGATACCTGGTTTCCATTCGTTCTCGATGCCGCACCGTAATATCCTGATGCCGGAATATCCGGATCTTCTGCCGGCGCGTTAGTGGCGGTATTGACGCCGTTACCGTCTGTCATGAAGGGCACAAAATAAACGCCCTCACTCTCCCTGTTTTTATACCCGCCGTACACGGTGTCGTACTGGGTAGCGTATGTATTTTTCCAGTAATACGTCGTGTCACCACAAACCCACGGCACATCTGCAGCACTGCCACCATGGCACTGCGCGTTAAACACGGAGAGGTCAGCACGAAACTGTGTCAGCATGGCTGTAAACAGCGCAGGTTGCTGTGCGTGGGTGGCGGCGCTCATGTCAAACTCTCCCTGCATCCAGCACACCGCCAGCAACACATTTTTCGGGTTCTTCTGTAATGCAGCTTTAGTGCGCGCAATCAGGTCCTGATATAACGGTTTACCCACACCCCAGCGTGCCGAATCCTGGCTGGCCCCCGTGTCCGCACTGAATGTCCCCTCCGCGCCCTGGGTGAATGCCGAACCACCACGACAGCATGGTACCAGCAGGATCCCCGCGTTATTCGGGATATACGGGAGCAGTTTTTTGGCAATATGTAACCCCTGGCCGACACAGCCGTACTGCCCTTTGCTCAGGTCTGCCTTCGGATGATTCAGCGTACTCATATCCTGCACATCATGCAGGCAGTGGTCGGCCGGAATAATATCGTTATATCTGCATGCAGCCCCACCCGGCGTCACTGTACTGCGGCGCGCCAGCTGTTTAATGCGCGGATCCGGAGCATCGTATGAATCCGGCAGCGGAAGCCCTTCACCGTAAGCCATGGCATTGGACTGCCCGGCCAGTACGATGACGTAGTACCAATCCGGCTCAGTTGCACCACTGACCACCACATCACCTTCTGCTGTAATCGCCTGCATCAGGGTATAAGGGGTTATGGCCACCGGACTACCAAACGGCTGCCAGCCCTCTTTCAGTTTGTGTGTCAGCTTTTCCGCAAGGTCTGACGGCGACGCCGCCCTGACAACATCATAATGTTTAAATGTCATTATTCCTCCCGGCCGGGATAGTGTATTAAATCAGATATGGAGTGGGCTGTAGTCCGGAAGCCTGAATGACACACGGGGACTACAGCCCAAGAAATGAAAAAAGGCCACGCAGTTGCGCAGCCTGATAAACCCTGGTTAAAATCCACACGATAACAACACAACAATATCAGTATCTCATGCTATTGCCCGAACCCATTCGGGCTATTTTTTACCCATAAAAAATGCCCCTCCGGAGAGGGGCATGTTTGCATGCACATTCTTTTTCTTGCATGGTGCCGGGTGCCTCCCGGTGAATTCAGTATCAGCACCTGAATCCGCGATTATCCCATATACCTGGTTGCTGATCGCCCCTCCGCACAGGGGGATTCACCATGCAGAAGTGTTTTTAATAAACAGCAAACAAAGAAATCAAGCATTATGCAGGCTGTTTCTTTTTATCACCGGCCACAGCAATACCACAATGCCGCAGACCAGCACCCCATCCGCCAGCACCGACATGATTCTGCTGGTGAAATCCACCATCACCACCAGAAACAGCAGGAGTGCAGCCACAGCCAGGCGCAGTTTTACCGTCACAGGTGATTCTCCAGACGAAGACCCAGAACACCGGCAATCTCTTCCAGCACCTTGCGCTCTTCCGGCTCAATTTCGCCGTCTGCCTCCGCAATGGCCACCGCCACATCCAGCACATCTTCCGCTTCACGCGTATCGTGTTTCACATCCTCAATCTCGCGTAACGCGGCACGACGACCAATTTTAAAATTGGTATCCAGCTGACCGATAATGGTTGCGCTAATCGCATTAATTTCCGAGGTAAACGCAGACAACGCAGGCTGATTACGTAAGACCTGTTCGATCTTCGCTTTCTCGGATGCCTCGCATTCACCATCTGCATAGGCCACCAGGTATGCAGCGTTAATCACCGCCTGTGCCAGATCGCGTTTCTCAAACTTTTTAATTTCCGCTGCCGCTCTGCGGGTTTTCTTTTTGAAGATTCCAAACATCGTGACGTTCCTTTGGGTGGGTGAGCCAACGCCCGGGAGCGATCTGCCCACAGAGAAAGTCACACTGACCACTCCGTAAGCTCACCCCCGAAAGGCTCTGTGGTTGATATGCGCCGGGCGTGGCGCAGATACAAAAAAGGCCCGCCGAAGCGAGCCTGGAAAATAAGTGTGGCGCGTTGTACTGGAGTCGAACCAGTGACCAATTGCTTAGAAGGCAACTGCTCTGTCCGGCTGAGCTAACAAAGCAGGGTACAGATAATGGACCGCCATCGAGGACTCGAACCCCGCACCAACAACCCTGTTATCGTGTCGTCTGCTCTTTCCTGATGAGCTAGTGGCGGTTGGTGGCCCTTGCTGGATTTGAACCAGCGACCTGGCGATTATGAGTCGCTCGCTCTCACCACTGAGCTAAAGGGCCGAGCCAAAAAATAATAATCAGATGAAAATCAATAATCAAGCCCTTGCCTGGATACATATCTGTCTGGCGGGAAGCCATAATAGCGGTGAAATACAGAAATAAAGTAGGACCTGCTTGAATAACCGCATTTTTCTGCTATAGCCTGTCCATATCCATGCCGGGAACATAACATATTTACAGCAACACGCATCCGCTCTTCCAGCAACAAGCGACTGAACATGCCCCCTTCATTTTTCAGTTTTGTCTTTAACAAACTCTCACTCATATGCAACTGTAGAGCAATCGCACCAAGCGTCCAGCTTGCTGATATATCTGTCTGAATTATCGCCCTGACTTTGGCACTTATGCTGGATAAACATCCACTTAAAAACAATGACATCCGTTCATCTGTTTCAAACAGAGACAGGCAGGCCATCATAAGAAACATATCCGTGGCCTCTCCGGAAAATCCCTGGCTGGTAATTAAAGCCGCAGCCAACGCAGGATTGTTGGGTTCCAGCAACAGGTAAAGCGGAATGTCAGTCAGACGAGTCCTCGTCAGCTTATGCTGACTTTCCAGATATTGACTTACGACGGATTCGCTTATATCGACAATTTTAACTTTGCCATAATGCATAAGGAAAAGCTCCCTGATGCATTTGGTGGCCAGAACAACTGAGCCTGGCTTAAGTGACAACGTATCCTTTTCAAGAAAAATATTAATTGGGGAGCAAACCATGATAACTGAACAGACAACAGCCATTATAATTTTACTTTCATTAGCAATTGGTTAGCTCAATTATAGCCCCAAAAGGTAAATTATCATCAACACATAAGCAAAGGACTGACAGGTGTCGCCCCCCCCACCAGCCGCCCATTCACCACAAATAAAAAGCCTTCAGGACTGAAGGCGTCTGTAACAACCGCACTGATAGTCTGCCAGACCCGCCATAACAAGCTGGGTCAGTATTAACTGGCAGCGTTCGCGTGAAAGGTAAGTATTCTGCGCAACCTCCCCGACTGTCGCCGGTTCGGTAACGCTTAATTCATTAAACACCACTCTGGCGGTTTCGGTCATATCCTGCTGTTTCAGCATGTCTTTTTCCCTTTTCCGGTTAACGTGACATACCAATAACTCTTGTCTAAAAAGCCAGCAAGATAAAAAGCCAGTATTCACGACCACCAGCGTGTTTACTGTACTGCACCAGGTTTACAGGTACAAAAAAACCGCTCAGCGGCGGGTTTAAGTTGTGTGGCGAAGTAACCACTCTTAACAGCATATTTGATTTTTTACGATTGTAAACGGTTGATTATTCATCTCCAATAAAAATAATTGTGTGGGTATGCCCTTAACAATGGATAAGAAACATGAATAAAATGACTGTACTATTACTTAGCGCAACTATCATTTCAGGTTGTACTTCTTCCGTACCATTGATAAAGAAAACTCAATCAGGAAAACCTGAGGGGGTTTATCAAAATACGACAAAAGATAAAGTCAAAGATGCCCTTGTGAATTACTGCAATAGTAGAGGGTTGATAATTTACAACGCGGATAACAGCAGTGTTATATGTGGTAAAGAACTGGAAGGCGGCTCTGCTGTTTTTGGACAAATGTTAATCGGCAATGCCTATTCAACAACCCCGGTATCAAAAGTCAGATTTACTATCGCTCAAGTTAATAACGATACAAAAGTGTGGGCCGATATGTGGATGGAAACTCAAATGGCAATGGGGCAAGTACAACAAATGTCTATAACAGACAACGCAAGCAAAAACACTATCCAACAACGTCTTGATGAATTAAAACCTTAAATAAATTAAATAAAATGGGGAGAATAAATCGACTCCCCACACATTAAACTGATTCAATTACCCCCTCAATAAGAGGTCTTCTAACGATCCATCTCTAGCTCAATTTCTAACATCATTAACATGCCATCAACTACACCTTCAGCCTTTTGCAATAAACGCCCAACCCAGCAATCAGAACGCCCATGTTTACGGGCAAGCGCCATAAAAGTCATACCACCTACATAATAATCCACTAATAAATCGTGCAAATCGCTGTTGTTCTTTTTCAGGCGAGCCATGCATCCACAAATGATCATCGCGTCATCGTCACAACATTGCGGGCGGGATTTTACTTTTGAAGGGATTAGTCCTTTAAATCCTGCAGCAATAGACGACCAGGTGACATCCTCGTGATTATTTGCCACCCATGCCCCCCAACGTTCAAGAACCATTTGAATATCACGCATCAACTTTCTCCACAAAATCAGGCCAGCACGCCAATTGCCAGCGCACGATCGATAAAACGAAATATCAGCTCCAGCTGGGAGCCATACTTCTCTTCAAATGCCACGGTATCCGCATGCAGCTCGTCGTGATGCTTTCTGCACAAAGGCAACACAAAAAGGTCATGCGCTTTTGTTCCCATTCCACCCTGACCGTGACCTATCAGGTGGTGGGGATCATCAGCGGGCTTTCCACAACATGCACACGGCTGTGTCTTAACCCAGCGCGTGTACTTTTCATTAACCCAGCGGCGACGTTTTGGGCGTAACATAAAAGACTCCGGCGACTCCGGATCCACTTTCAGCGCCAGCACCTTTTTCGCTTTATCCTGGATGATGCTGGTGGCAGGAACCGAAGGCACAAGGTCACTTTCCCGGGTGACAGACGGCACAACAGGCTTTGGTAATCTCAGTGCCTTACGGGCTGCGCTTTCCGGTAAGGCATCCGCCAGATCATTACGAACCAGCCACCAGCACAGTTCCGGCATTGTCACAACGTGACTGTCATCAAAACCGAGATCCCGACGCACAACAGACAACACCCAGCGGGCACAGTTATCCGTTGCCATTGATTCCAGCCGTTCCGTGAACTGATCGCGCAGCTGGTTATCGCAGTGCCAGCACAGACGGATTGCGCCCGGCGCGTGTCGCATTGTGGTCATGTTCTCGCTGTGCCAGTCGGAATGAAGCCACTGGCAGCCTTTTTCACGAAGTAACCAGCTTTCAAGACATTCCACGCCACCAGCACGACGGATCACTGCCTCATTGCGGAACACGGCCCGAACGGCAGGATCATCCGCCAGCGGTTGTGATGCCGCCGGAACGGCACCACTGGCGAAAGATGAATAACGTTCCGGCTCAGGCTCCAGCAGGACACGCCCCTGCATAAACAGGGGCATCAGCTCTGAACCGGGTCTGAACAATACAATCCCCATTCGCGGGGCAATTTCAGGAGTCAACAATGCTCTCACGGTCACCTCAGCGAACGATATTGCATGAACACAGGAGAAAAAATTCAGCCATCACGCAGTAAACTCCTTCACCAGAGTTTCAAACTGGCTTACCTTGCCTTCCAGTTCCGCCACGCAATCCACCAGCTCATCCACCGCCTTTTGTGTGCGGTGTTTTGCCTGCAGCAGATCACGAAGCGCCGGAGTAAGCTGCTTGCGGAGCGTATCCTTTGCCACGCTCATTTTTTCCATCTGTTCAGCACAACGAAGCATCTCCTGCGCCTGGCGACGAAGTTGTTCCGGTGAAACAGTGGCTGTTCTGTTATTCAAAATAAACGCTCCGCTTTACTGCCCGACATGCGGTTATTGCTGTATCTGCGCGGATTGCCCGGCGTCATGGGTGTGGAAAGAACCCGGGCACTCTCCTGGTCCACAGGCAGAAAATGTCCGTTATGAAAACGCCGGTAAATGGTCCCGAGCGTGCCATTACGCTGTTTCGTGATGTTGATTTCTGCTATGCCTCTCGCCTGTGTATCCGGGTTATACACCTCATCCCTGTAAAGCATCAGAATGATGTCGGCATCAGCCTCGATTTCCCCGGAGTTTTTCAGGTCTGAGTTCATGGGACGTTTATTGGGTCTGGATTCCACGCCACGGGAGAGCTGGCTCAGAGCAATCAGCGGAAAACCGCCGGATTTTGCCAGGCTTTTAAGTCCCTTTGAGATTTCCCCCACAGCAAGGTCGTGACGCCCCGTGCTGCGGGTTTTAATCAGGCCGAGGTAATCGACCACCACCAGCGCCGTTTCCGGATGCTTCATCCGGTGGTACCTCGTGGTTGCACATATCTCATCAATGGTCAGATTTGCCTGGTCCACCATCCAGATATTACGCCCCGTCATTCGTCCCACGCCCTGTGAGAAACGCGCCCAGTCTTCATCTTCAAAACGGGCAACAGACTTAAGACGGGATACCGGCATTCCCCCTGCTGCAGACACCATACGTTCACCAATCTGGATGTTCGCCATCTCCATGGTGAACAGAAGCACGCCATGCCCCTGCTCAGTCACCTTGTCGATGATGTCCAGCGCAAGTTCTGTTTTCCCCATCGAAGGACGGGCGGCAATGAATACCAGGTCTCCGGGCTCCATACCGCCCGTTTTTGCGTCCAGTTCATCAATACCGGTCATCAGCGCCCTGGATTTCTCCAGTCCCTGATTCCGGCATTCAACACGGCCCACCACTTCCGGAAGGACATCATCAATGTGAACCGGCTGAATGACGCCCTTTCCGGTCGACAGTGAGGCCATCATGTTCTGCGCATCCTTCAGGGCATCTTCTGCCGCTTCGCAGGTATGTGCATCACGTAAATTCTGTAATGCTTCAGTCAGTGTTTTTTCTGCATCGCGCAGTGCGGCATTGCGTCGCAGCGCTGCAACATAGTGCTCCAGTGAAGACTTCACCCAGGTTTTGCGCCCGGTGTCGGTAATCACCGGGGCAAGTTCCGGCATCTCATTGCACAGCAGCACGGGGTCAATGACGCCGGATACGCGGGCCTGTCTGCAAATCCCCGCGTAAATATCCCGGTACTGACGCACGAAAAATACATCCGCCGGAAGCGTGGCCAGAATATCCATCACTTCCGGATCAGCCCCACGCAGAAAAAACGCGCCAATCACCGCACCTTCCAGGTCATCATTACGCCACACCGGATTTGTTGGGTTTGTCATGCTGCCACACCTCTGATATGCGCACGGTAGCTTTCCCAACCAAACACCAGGCAGTTACGCCCACCATCAGTAACGCGATCCACAATCCGTTCACCAATGGATTCCTTAAGCTGTTCAAAAGTCAGGTTGCTGATCAAAATTGTCGGTAAAACGCTTTCGTAACGCGCATTTATGATTTCCTGCAGGATGGTTATCTCCGCAGGCGTACCGAACTGCACACCAACCTCATCGATAATAAGCAGGTCCAGCGATACAAAATGGTCAATAACTTCATCTTCAGTGCGCTCAGAATTGTGACGCCAGGTATTTTTCACAGCGCGGGTCAGTCGCATAACATCAGTAATTTCGACGGTCGCCAGGTGGTGGCGAATAATATTTTTTGCCATTGATACAGCCAGGTGATTTTTCCCGGTACCGCAATTGCCAATCATGATCATGCTGGTGCCTGCAGCGAGACATTTTTTCCAGGAAGCGGCGTAGCGCTGACAGGCTTCAAGGTTTTTCTGTGCGTCAGTATTCACCGCCTGATAATTATCAAACTCACAATCCTGGAACCGGCGGGCAATAGCGGCCAGATCGAGTAATTCACGAACCTTCAGGGCGCGTAATTCGTCATACACGCAGTCCAGCTCCTCACTGAGGCAGGAAAGGCAACCGGACACCCGTTTGACAGCTTTCCCTCTTACATCCGGGCCTGTCAGCACATAGCGTGTGTATTTTCCGTGTTTCCCGCAGGACACCGTCTCAGTGCTTTGCACCCAATGCTCACAGCGCCACGGACGCTTTCCGCCACGGACAAATGCCAGCTCCTCTTCCAGGTCTGCCTTGCGGTTAAGTAACTGCGCTTTGTCGTGTTGCATGTATTGTTTGTTCAGGAAATTAGTCATTTTCACACCCCACAAAATCACCAGTTGAAGTTCGTTGAGCCGTAGTCCTGTTCACTGAATCCCGAGATCGGGAGGCTTTTGCCCCGCCCACCTCCGGGAGCTGCTGACTGTTGCCAGGATTCGTCAAAGTGCCGATCGGGGCCAAAGAACGTCGATGCCTGCTTCACGAACTGGGTGCCGGTATTTCCTGAGACACGCACCCAGGCGGCATAGCGTTTCACACCGTTGAGCATGGTTTCGGGTGTCACACCTTCCCTGATACGGGCTTTCCAGGCTTTGAAGGCTGCTGACTTGGAATTACCACCAGCACGTTTGGGATATTCCTGCCAGGCCTGTTCAAATTCCGGTGAATATTCCTGTCGGGCAGAACGTGCTGGTGCAGACGCGTCAGCGGATGCGCCAATAGTGTTTTTACTCTCTGTAGTATTCTCTGAAGTAATCTCTGTTGTATTCTCTGTAAGATCGAAATTGGTTTTCCCTTCTCCGCGGCGAGGGGTTTCCCGTGTCCGCGGTGAAGGCTTTCCCTCCTCCGCGAAATCGGGTTTTACAGTTTCCCGAAAACGGGTTTCCCCATTTCGGGAAAAGTGATTGTTTTCATTGATAATTTCATTAAGACGCTCACAATCTATACGGTAGAACATTTTGTGCTCAAGACGCTTGTTGGTTTCAACCAAAATGCCTCTGGACACAAGATGCTTACGCGCTACAGCCTGTTGTTCAAATGTAAGTCCGGTTTCGTGTTGTATCTCTTCACGCGTTTTATGTACGCCTTCCGCTGCATGTGCTTTATCCTGCCAGTAGAAAATCTGACCAAAGAAAATAACAGCGTGCGGACTTCCCATGTATTTAACGAGCCCAGGGTAATAAGCAACCGGATGCCCAAAATCGAGCAGAAGATCAGACGGACGCATAGCCACCTCCCAGGCGCTTAAACATTTTCCCGGACTGAAAAGCCACCAGCGGATAACTCAGGGTATGAGTACGTCCCTGAACCTGGCAGACAACCTTCTGGCTTTCTGTATTGACCAGGCAAACCCGCAGAACGTGACCGTTGCTGGTGGCGAACCACTGCCCCACACGGGGGCAACGGTTGTATCGGTGATACAGGGAATTAACGATGTAGCGGATCATGGACGCACCTCCGCCGTAGTTACGTATTTAACCGGGCTACCTTTCATTGAGATGGTTTCACACATCTCTGCCGCTTTCAGTTCCGCCGTTTTTCTGGATTTATAGCGACGGTGCCAGACAGATACATCCGTGCGAACTGATACATCGTTTCTGTATTCCGTAGTGGAGATGATGATTTCGTAACTAATCATGGGCGTACCTCCCATTGATTACGGCGAAAAGCAGTGTGATTCAGGCTGGTTTCAGCCTCATGGAATGCTCCAATGCAGCTCTCGTAGTACCGCATTGTGCGTAGACTTAACCCAAGCTGAAGCATCATCAGGCCATCAAGGGTGATGTAATAACCACGCAGGGAGTCACCATAGATGTGGTAAGTACCCGGTATGAAGTTGCGGGTAAAAAATTCGCGCGAGCAGTTCAGATACTCGATTTTGTCGACGATGTTCTGGTGCATGCGCTTAAAGTGGCAGGCAACATGCAGGGAGAAAATAACAGCTTTGCCGTTGACGACTTCGATTTTGAGGAATGGGGAAGTTGGGACTGTAGCCATGATGGCAGCCTCCTTGATCGGTGAAAAACTTCCACCACCGGAGCTGCGAAACTCATGGGTGGTGAACTGAACAGGGTTCGCAGTACCGGCGATCAAGGAAACCGGCGAGCCTTTCGGCTCCCCTGCCCAGCCCACCATAATTCTGGCGTGCGTGAGCGCAGACGATAAAAAAGACGCTGGCGCGTCGTATATCGCCTTGATCAATTCCGGGCTGCGACCCCCGGCACCCGCTTTATAAGGTGCAGAGACAGTGTAACGTCCCGAAATTGCAGAATCAATATTTGGTCTTGAAATGATCATATAGCTGCTGATATCTTTAGAACTGTTCTTGGATGTTTCGGAGCCGTTTTATGCGAAACAGCTCCCCGTTATTGATGTTGAGTGAGCCGGGTTACTCCCGGCTTTTTTTCACCGCTGCCAACCAATAACCTGAAATAACCCCATTTTCGGGTGATACCAGCGAGTCCCTCGCGGTTCTGCTTCCTCCATAACCCGATAAAAAGCAGCCATAAAAGGTTCCACGGCAACAATTGCGCGACGTGACAACAATCCGTCCGGCGTCATGAACTCATGGGTGTCTGTAGGAATTTGATAATCGTTCACCAGATTGCGGCATTTCGCATCTGACATACCTGTTTTCGCCACCAGCTGACGGTATCCTGCATAACCATCGCGTATGGTGCCTCTTTTGATTTGTTCGACAGTTTCGGCAACGTGGCTAACTTTTTCTTCCATCTTGTCGAGGCGTTTTTGCTGACGAACTGCTTCAAGAGCCATCGCGGCAACCATTTCGATTTCGCTCATTGGTTTGCGCACCTGCTCTTCCAGTTCGCGCCAACGATCTACCAGGCGAGCAGTGAATTCAGGACAGAGCTGTGCGACGACAATGATACTGTCGCGCTTACCTTGTTCTCCTTCAAACAGGTAATGCTCATATTGAACTTTAAAACCTAAGTTATTGATTTTCTCGGAAACAGCCATTGGCGGTTTCCGGATGATGTTTTTAGCAACCAGGCGTTCGATACTACGTTTAACATCTGAGTGCTGACTACCCACCAGCTCTGCGATCTCAACGCTGGTCATGGATGCTTTATCGTTAAAAATTGCGGTGTTCACTGTTTATCTCCTTCGCACACTCCATCTTCTGTGTGCGCTAAGCTTGGGTGTGGGAAAAGTTTTGGCTTATCTGGCCTAAGCTCATGAGCGGGAATCCCTGTTACGGCAGAAACGTCTGGAACATGCTCCACCCCTACAAGTCCAATCTTTCTCCATCGGGAAACAGATGGCTGTTTGACCCCAACGGCGCGAGCTAATGCATTTACGCCCCCTGCAATATCTATTGCTTTCTCAATCGCTGATTTCATAAAACACACCTAACAATTGCTTTTTCTATCAAAAAATAATAGCAACGCCTATTCCACCATGCAATAGACACACTTATAGAACGCATCTACAATGTAATAGCGGAGGCTATATTTATGTCGAAATCACAAATGAGCATGTTGAGAACCCTTGCAGATAGGCTCAACTTTGCAATGTACGAAATGGGAATGAGCCAAGCTCAGTTGGCTAAGGCAGCAAACATGGCTCAACCGACCATTTGGCGAATAGCATCGGGGAATGCAAGAGGAACAACGAAAATTGTCGATCTCGCTAATGCTCTCGGTGTTACACCGGAATGGTTAAGTTCTGGTGTAGGTTCTATGAGGGCAGAGAACAAGAAACCATCTATTCCACCAAAATCCGAATGGGGGAAGATAGAGTCGTGGGATGAGCACACGCCTCTAAGTGATGATGAGGTTGAAGTCCCTTTTCTTAAAGATATTGAGTTTGCGTGTGGTACTGGGAAAGTGATTAGCGAAGATCATAATGGATTAAAACTTAGGTTTTCAAAAGCTACCCTTCGTCGGATCGGCGCAAACTCTGACGGAAGTGGAGTGCTATGTTTTCCGGCGACTGGTAACAGTATGGAGCCTATAATCCCTGATGGAACGACCGTAGCTATTGACACCAACAACAAAAGAATTGTCGATGGTAAGTTGTATGCTATTGGACAAGATGATGGTTGTGGCGGACAACTAAAGCGCATTAAACAACTACACAGAAGACCAGGTGGAAAATTGATTATCCGCAGTTACAACAGTGACGAATACCCAGATGAAGAAACCAGTATTGATAAGGTTGATATTATCGGGCGTTTATTCTGGTACTCAGTTTTGCTTTGAATCAAAAAGGAAATATTTTTATTAAATATCAATAAGGTAACAAAAATCACCCAAAAAAATAGAACTTGCTATTGCCATAATTTATAGCAGGTTCTATTATGCTCTCATTCCAAATAGATGGAGTTAATGAGATGAGGGCAAAACCGACTCTGACTTTTAATGGCTTTTCCATGCACCCACTGGATGCGCTAAAAAATACCGCCGTTCTTTTTGAAGCTGGATATTTATTAGCTACATCAAATAACCATGAATACTGTGAAATTGGCGATACCATAGTTGCTTTGGCCACTGATTACGCCTTCGAAGTAAAAAACGCAATTTTTTATTCAAGACAAGATATTGCTCCTGAAAAACAGCCTGAATACATGGTTAACCTTAGCACCCAACGTGAAGCCTGCGGTTTGACGACCACCGAACTGGCCAGACTGCTCGATCTTGACGAAGAGATTATCCTGCAATGGGAGAGTGGAGAATACGAACCAACCATCAGCATGCTAATCCCCATGGCAAATGTCCTGGGATGCGATCCTCTTTCTCTGCTGAGTGAAAAAAATAGCGCTGCTGCTGTTACCGTAAATCAGCCAGACATCCAGGAGGAAAGCATTGGCACACGTATAGAAGCCGCACGTAAAAAAGTTGGACTGACAGAAGCAGACCTGGCACGCATGATTCACACCTACAACGACCCCATAAACGACTGGGAGTGCGGTATCTGCGAAGTCCCCGCAAGCCAGATCATTCCACTGGCTAATGCGCTTGGTTGCGATCCGATGTGGCTGTTAACTGGTGGGCCTATTGCCCGGGCTTCATAAGATACCATGGGGCAATAACATCGCCGCGCTTTTCTACAAGCTGAGAGCGAATTTCACGAAGTTCTTCAACTGAGGAGCCGAAAGCCAGAGTGACATAATCGCCACTTCTGCCATCAAGATACATACGGACATTTCTCTCAACCATTGCGGAAACAGTCTCAATATGAAAACACTTCTGAGACTCACTATATAACAGAACATACATGTCAGCTGAGGAAGCCATGAAAAAGTTCGAAAACATAACTGTTCTCCATGTTGATAACTTTGGTTATACAAACCAGGAACTTCTCCCGGAGGTTGTAAAGGCAATAGATGTTGCCGATATAGTGATTAGAGGAAAGAGAATTGTCAAAAACAGGCTCGCATGCACTTCAGGAGCAATGACAGAAACAACCTCACAGCAAGATAATTACGAAGGCATTTGTCTGGAGCCTGATTCATTTGCGGTAAATGTTTATCATTTATTGCATGCAACACAGGTATTACATATGTCCAGTAATCACGAAACAAAAGTACTTGGCAGCGAAATTCTGAATTTTGCATGTGAATATGCAAAAGCTGCTGCCGAAAAAGAATTAGCGCAATAACAATAAATATTCCCTGAATGTTTATTACGGTTTTATCGCCGGGGATTGTTGCAACCTTTATTCGCAGGAGATTATGTTATGACCTTCCTGAAACATAAGGCATCGTATAAAACTGCCTGCCTCATTGCACAACATGGAGATTCTTATCTTCATATAGCCAACCTGTATTTGCGCAAGGCTTATGGGAGATAAAATAATGGAGACATCAGCACGAAATAAAATGCAGAATGAGCCTGAGCAGGGGGGGGTAATACACGAAAAAGTAAGAGTGTTGCTAACCATTGAAAATGGGAAAGTAATTTACTCAAAACATCTGTTGGATAATGAATTCGTTGGCTGCATGGATACATTTCTGTGGATGGCAAAAAGAGCGGGTTACACGATTATTCCACCAGCAAAGGAGCAAACATTATGAATCATTCAGAGTTCCGACCAGAAGTTACGCCACATGGCATAAAAATTGGCAATACAACCATTGATTATGTTGAGGCCGTACAGCGGCTTAATGATGGTGAATACGATTATCCAAATTCTCACGGTTTAAGAATTATGCAATGTATTGCTGAAGCCGATGATGCCGGATTACTGGGACGATTTTCAGTCGATATGAAGATTGCTCAATGGCGATGGCTGTATGTGACGACGTTTATAAATGAAGAAGAAGGCAAGAACGGCACCATTGATATCCCTAACGATAATGGAACTACAGATCGCGCAGTTATTTACAAGGGTAAACATGGTTGCCTGAGTATCTACCCAGGGCCACTTCGCATTGCCCTGCAAAACCATGTCGAATGGAGATTCATTGAAAAATATGGCGAAGCTGAAGGCATGGGGCGAGTTCTGTTTCTCTATCAAAAAATGCTCATCGCAGATCCTGATAATGGCTTCATTGTCTCTGCTATGGGACGAGAAGGGCTTGAACTTCTTCTGGATGAAATGATTCACGATCTGAATACTCATGGTATGCCAGAAACACCATTGGAACATTAAACATGTCAAATCAGAATAAAATTAATGTATTTCAGGTTGAATCAAAACATAAAACACCTGTGATAAAACACGTTCGCCGCCATACACTCATCTATACGCCAGAAGAGTTTATGGCAATGCCAATGATAAAGAAGTTTATTCGTGATAATCCCGATCACATTGCTATAGATAAACATAACGGAGAAATAATGTTATCACGCGAACTTGCCGAAATTTACTGTAACGTGAATAACGGTAAAAAATTGGGTGATGCTGCCAACTTACTGATTTAGTGTATGATGGTGTTTTTGAGGTGCTCCAGTGGCTTCTGTTTCTATCAGCTGTCCCTCCTGTTCAGCTACTGACGGGGTGGTGCGTAACGGCAAAAGCACCGCCGGACATCAGCGCTATCTCTGCTCTCACTGCCGTAAAACATGGCAACTGCAGTTCACTTACACCGCTTCTCAACCCGGTACGCACCAGAAAATCATTGATATGGCCATGAATGGCGTTGGATGCCGGGCAACTGCCCGCATTATGGGCGTTGGCCTCAACACGATTTTACGTCACTTAAAAAACTCAGGCCGCAGTCGGTAACCTCGCGCATACAGCCGGGCAGTGACGTCATCGTCTGCGCGGAAATGGACGAACAGTGGGGTCTATGTCGGGGCTAAATCGCGCCAGCGCTGGCTGTTTTACGCGTATGACAGTCTCCGGAAGACGGTTGTTGCGCACGTATTCGGTGAAGGCACTATGGCGACGCTGGGGCGTCTTATGAGCCTGCTGTCACCCTTTGACGTGGTGATATGGATGACGGATGGCTGGCCGCTGTATGAATCCCGCCTGGAAGGGAAAGCTGCACGTAATCAGCAAGCGATATACGCAGCGAATTGAGCGGCATAACCTGAATCGTGAGGCAGCACCGTGGCACGGCGTGGGACGGAAGTCGCTGTCGTTCTACAAAATCGGTGGAGCTGCATGACAAAGTCATCGGGCATTATCTGAACATAAAACACTATCAATAAGTTGGAGTCATTACCAGTACCTTGTAGCCTTTATTTGCAGGATATAAAGGTAAAAACTCGGTTAATAATGGGTCAGGACCTTTAATAGTTGTAAACTTGAACAAAATGACGTTAATATTATTAACGTAGATGATATTATCAGAACAACCTTCTTGCCATCCATTTTATCGCATTCAAACATTATAAATGTACTTAGTATTATTCATAAATGATATCAAGATGGCACCTTAACCTTCACCCAAACGACGTTAACCAAATAAAAGAAAGTTAAGATGCCATCGAAATATCATTAATTGCTGCATATCCTTTATCATACAATAACAAATGTTCTCCTTATTGTTTTTTTGTGCATCCCTGCTTTTAATATTTACATGCAATGGAAAAACAGTATATGGAGAGAACTTTTCCGCAAAACATTTTCATATCCTACGCTCCTGAAATATAACAGATCCACTCAGACATAAATCGCAAAAAATTCAAGGTTAACGTAAAATGTAAAAAACTTAGCGTAACTAATATTGGTTTACCTTCGTTACTGTAAATACGCCAACATAGCATAGATAATCAATGAGGTATAGTCTGTTTATGAGAATTAATTTATAAAAACAAGTGAATAACAATGGAGAATTAATCCTTGCAGCTTATGAGTTTGTGAAGCAATTGGGAAAGAAAAATATAAATGATGTGAAAAAAAATAATTATTCGTCTTACCAATGCACTCGAGACTACTGATCCTACCCACGTAATGTGGACACGGCCCTAAGCGAGATTATGGTTTTCAAATTGTTCCGGGCTGAGACCGCCACAGGCACTGTGACGACGCCAGCGATTGTAATCACACTCGATATAATTAAACACCGTTGCCCGCATTATTTCCCGGCTGCTAAAGCGTTCCCCGTGGATACATTCCACCTTCAGCGAATGAAAGAAGCTTTCCACACAGGCATTGTATAACAGTAGCCTTTCGCACTCATACTGCCACGCAGGTTGTGTCGCTTCAGCAGCGCCTGATAATCCCCTGAACAGTATTGACCACCACGGTCCGTATGAACAATGACGCTTTCCGGGCGTCTTCTCCGCCACAACGCCATTTGCAGTGCATCACAGGCCAGTTGTGCTGTCATTCGCGGTGACATCGACCAGCCAATAACGGCGCGTGACCACAGGTCGATGACTACTGCGAGATACAACCAGCCCTCATCGGTACGCAAGTACGTGATGTCACCCGCCCACTTCTGGTTCGGGCCGCTGGCGCTGAAGTCCTGCTCCAGCAGATTCTCCAATACGGGCAGGCCATGTGCACGGTAGCTGACCGGGCTGAACTTCCGGCTGGCTTTCGCCCGCAGCCCCTGACGACGCAGGCTGGCGGCAATGGTTTTAATATTGAACTCCGGCAGTTCGTCAGCAAGGCGGGGAGCACCGTATCGCTGCTTTGCCTCAAAGAATGCCTTATGGACAGCGGCATCGCAGGTGAGCCGAAACTGTTGGCGCAGGCTCATCTGGTGACGACGCCTGAGCCAGACATACCAGCCGCTGCGGGCAACCCGAAGTACACGACACATCGCTTTGATGCTGAACTCTGCCCGATGATTTTCGATGAAGACATACTTCATTTCAGGCGCTTCGCGAAGTATGTCGCGGCCTTTTGGAGGATGGCCAGTTCCTCAGCCTGCTCCGCCAGTTGTCGTTTAAGGCGGACATTTTCAGCGGCCAGTTCGCTTTCGCGCTCTGACGAACTCATTTGTTGCTGCTGTTTACTGCGCCAGGCATAAAGCTGGGATTCATACAGGCTGAGTTCACGGGCTGCGGCGGCCACACCGATGCGTTCAGCGAGTTTCAGGGCTTCGTTACGAAATTCAGGCGTATGTTGTTTACGGGGCTTCTTGCTGATTGATACTGGTTTTGTCATGAGTCACCTCTGGTTGAGAGTTTACTCACTTAGTCCTGTGTCCACTATTGGTGGGTAAGATCATAAATACCCATTCAATACGCTGTATGGCCGCTGAAAGAACATTTTCTTCCGCTATGACTTTTTGTGTACCTCTCATACATAGCCCTGATAAAGCATTCTGATTTAACTTTCTGTCAAATACGAGGCAACCAGTCCGTAATCAACCACACAACAAACCAGAACCCCATCATCAGAATCAAATACTCCATGATGACTGAAATACTTATTTTCATATCATTACCGCACCCTGATAATATTCAGTACAGAATTATCCCATTACTGATACTCAATACTCACTGGCAGGGACACATTCCAGCGTTCTGTTTTATCTCCCCACAGATGTAATTCGCCGGTGTCAGCAATAGTCCGGGCACCATAAACACCTTCAATCTGGCGAAGAGCAGTATCGCTGAAATGGCTTACGCCTGTCTCTGAACTTACTGACATCGTCGGCAACCACCCCGGACCTTCACCATCAAACATTGACTGCAGTAATCCGGGAATCTGCTCTGTGTTCAGAACATGGGACTTATCAGGCAGACCGTTTCCCCCTACATCATCATATATACTGGTATAAGTAACCTGACCGTTACTTACATGCCGCATAAGTCCTGCCGCCTGCATACGAAACGTAAAATGACCAATCCGATGGCTATCTTCCCCCGTAACAGGCAATGTAACATCTGCAACTCCTGGTGTGGCCCACACCAGAGAAAAATCCTCAATACCTTTTCCGAATATAATTCGGGGAGCCAGCCCCTCACGTCCGGCAGGTGTGGTAAGAACTGTTTTTCCCAGTACAAGATTCATGGCAGGCAAAGAAACAGGAACCACCGTATCTCCACTACGTGAAACCGGAGAATGTTTGACATTCAGGTTTGACTTCCCTTCTCCTATCTTCCACACCCAGGGATTACGGGTACTGGTTACTGGACCGCCCAGTTTAAGTTCACCACTGAAATCCTGACCGGGTGTATTCCAGGCCAGAACACTGAATGGAAAAAAACAAACAATCAGAAATAACAAAACAGAATTCTTCACATTTTTCTCCACTATTGTTTCCCTGCCATTCATTGCACAGTAACCGTAACATTCAGTTTTGCCTGCCACTGAGCAGGTGTCCCTTCTGCCGGAAGGTGTAATTCAAAATCAGACACAGAAGATGCATAAGCAGCGGCAAGATTTTTGACTCTGCCATCCGCAAGAATCCCCTGACTGATAACCTGCCCGTTATCCACTGCGCTCATTCCACCACCAAATTTCTGATTCATCAGCAACAATGAAGATAAACGGTTCTTCAGTTCTTGAGGTAAACTACCGGACTGAACATTCGTCACACTCTGTCCACTAACCAGTGACATCCCCGCAGGTACCGATACGCCATCCTCCTGGACACCAGTACTGACAGCCATCCCCTGATCAAGGGTAAAATAAAGTTGCCCTGTCACCTGACCATTTTCAGGATCACTTACCGGGACAGAAGCACGAAAATGTTGTGCAGTGGCACTGTTTCCGTCTGTTACCGTAAAAGGCTGACCATTACTACTGAACGTGATAAAAGGCGTAAAACCAGGACCACCGCGCTCTGCCACTTCGAACAGATGCCCCTCAAGAAATGGTAATGAACCTTTATCATGCAAATCAAAAATAAGCTGCCCATTCTCTGTTAGGGCATCAGCTGTATCCACGGCCCAAGTCTGTCCGGATGAACCTATCTGCCAAGTCCATTTAGGTGCCTCATCAGTAACAAAACCATGAAACTGGATTTCACCACCATCAAGGCGCTCAGCATATAATTTCATTGAACATAAAAGAACACATCCAAAAAGAAAAAAGAATAACAACAACGAACTAAATTCATGCTATTTACTCCTCATCCTTTAAAACAGAAGTCGGATGTATCGTTTTTGGAATAACACTCTCACTATAAAACAGTGAGAGTGTTACAAATAATAAATGGTTTCTACTTATTTAAGTTCTGTGCATTAATTGTATGCAACAGTAACATTAAGTGGAATTGACCAATTGGTTGTATGAGTGACTTTCTGTGTAAAGGTTAAATCAATTTTACTTCCGTTGACTAAACCGAACCCCATACCTGTAGCTGCAGTTGACATTTTTTCAATATTAAATCTACTGTTCGCCTCATTTGGGGTTAAAGATTGCATCCATCCCTGATCAGCCCAGTTAGTAACTTGACCTACTCGTCCTTGGAGCTCAGAAACCAAATCAGACATTCCTAATTGGTTAAGAATATCTTCGGCTGTATCAATATCTGTAGCCTGGTGATTTCCACCAACAAGTCCCGCATATAACGAAGTAGAAACATTGTAATTATCAGAAACGACCAATTTAATACCAGTATCACCACTATCTGGAGTACCATACATCACACCTGCTACACGCGCATCTGTAATTTTTGCCGTACCAACAGCTTGGCTATCAGCGTAAACTGGCACACTAAAATCAAACCCTCCATTGTTATTCCAGTTAGTACGAGAGATTTGAATACCATCACCACCACTAACAACTACACTCGGCATAACACCTTTAGAATAACTATCAGCAGAATAAATCCCCTTAGTTTTTATAGCCAGAACAGGAATAGCTTCCTGAACAGGCAAAGATAATTCGTTACCATTTACCAAGTCGGTACCATTATTAGCGAAATTAGTATAACCACTCCCTGTGGCAACCAGCCATACAGGAGTATCATCTACAGTAATTGTACCTCCAATAGAAACGGATCCTCCTGCAGAATTTTCCTCCCAAGCACCTAAACCAGCCATAGCAGAACCGGATACCGCAGTAGAGGCAACTACCGCAAGTGCAATCAACGTCTTTTTCATAAGTTTAATTCCTTCCAGTATATATATTTTATATAGCTGGTAACCCCGTCACAGAATTACCGCAAACCCATCCCTGAACAATATATATAAATGTTGCCACATGTATGAATAGTGCAAAACAGAATGGGTTTACGTTATTCCCGTAAAAGCCAACCCTTTACCGCGAAATTATTCAGCGGACTTCAGTGAATTTATAAAACACAGAATGCAAATACTGATTTTTAATTAACGCCCTCCACCTGTAATGCAATCTGAATATTTCCGCGATAATTCACGGGAATTTCCAGGTCAGCCGGCACATCTGAACGTAACTCAACCTGTTTTTGTGCGTCCGGCACCGTTATCAGAACATCCTCGCCCTGCTGACTGGCATTCAGTACAGCCTTTTGCCCATCCACCACCAGGGACGTTTTCAGGGTGATTCTGGCTTCCTGGTTATCCGGTAATACCTGCTTTACTGTGATATAAGCCATACCACCGGATGCCGGACGGACTTCTGCATCACGAACCCGTAACTGTACCGGCAATGCATCATCACTCCGGTACAGTACCGGGTCAGTGGGGGTCCGGGTGACTTTCACCACGCTGTTCCCCACCACCTGACCATTCACCACCCCCAGATATTGCGTTTTCTCACTGTATTCATTTGCATGAACCCCCTGAAAACCGAATGCAGTAAACAGCAGGCCAGCTATCATCATTTTCTTTTTCATTTAACTCCCCTTCTGTTCTGTACTCCGGTACGGCGGGATTGATTACGCTGCACTTTTCTGAGGTTGGACATTTTCATCAACGTTCGTCCCTGCCGTGGATTTCTTCTGATTAATCGTCCAGGTTTTCAGGTCACCATAATCATCCAGGGATTCCACTTTCACCACATTTCCCTTCACCTGCACTTCATCTCCT